CCCCTTTTGGGGGGGGCGGGGCCGGGGGCCCCCGGTACAACACCCCCGCGGGGGGGGGGGGGGGGGGCGCGGGCGGTGGCGACGGAACACACGCTGGCGGTGGCGCCGGCACGCTCAACGCTCCGACGGCCTTGGTCGGAACTCCGCGCGCCGGCATCGAAGCTGCGCTGGCGTTGTTCATCAATGGTTCCGGCGCGGCGGTCGGACTCTACGGTGGAGGCACCGGCGGTGGCGGCGGAGCGTATGCCTCGGGCACGCAGTCGGGCTCTGGCGGCGGCGGCGGCGGTGTGATCCTGATCTGCGCCAAGGTCATCGCCAACGGCTCAGGAGTCATCCGGGCCAACGGTGGTAACGGCTCCGCGGGGACCGGCTCCGGCAGCGCCGGTGGTGGTGGCGGCGGGGGGGGTGGACTCGTGATCCTGATCTACGACTCGCTGACCGGACCGGGCACGATCACTGCCGCGCTCGGCTCCGGCGCCGCCAAGATCGGTTCCGGTGTCGCAGGCTCCAACGGCAGCGCGGGCCTGGTGCTGGAGCTCGCGGCATGAAGCTGCTCGTCTATCCCTTCCCCCCGGGCGACGTCGGCGCGTTCGCGGCCTCCTTGGGCGTCGAAGCAACTGCTCCTGCGATCCCGCCGCGCTACGCCGGGCAGGCGCCGACCTTCGCGGCCTACCTCGTGATCCGCGAGACGTGGGCCAGCGTCGACTACCTGCCCGACGCGACCGCACAGCAAGTGGCAGCCCTTCCGGATCCGGGCCCGAACCCGGTGATCGCGCAGCAGGCGAACGCGGCGACGCTCCGATCGCGCGCCGCGTTCGCCCTGGCGAACAACGCCACATACCTCGGTATCGCGAGTCCCACGCAGGGTCAGGCGATCGCACAGGTGGCAGCCCTGACCCGTCAGACCGACGGGATCATCCGGCTCCTGCTCGGCGCGCTCGACTCGATCACCGACTCATGACGTGCGCCGTCGTCCGCTGTCCCGGCCGTGGTGACGTGGGACTGCCCTGCGGGCTGTCCATCTGCCAGTTGCACGCCGACGCGGGCGTGGTGGTCCCGTACCGCGACAACGAGGGATCGTGGCACGTCCGCGTCGACATGGGCCGCATCCGGTTCAGCCTGTCGAGCCGGCGAGGACGGCTGATGCGCCAGATGCTCGCGGCGATCCGGTAGCACATCGCCCCGCGCATGTCCGGGCGTTCCCCGGGCATTTTCCGGGCAATCTCAGAGCGGGATCGCGACCGGGAAACCGAGCAGCAGGAGCAGCCAGCTCCAGAAGTCGAACGGGATGTGGCCGTGACCGAACGGCATCGGATGGGTCCCTTCCTCCCCTGTCGGGGAAGCGATTGGTGGGACGGTCCGGTACACCGTCGGCTTGCGCCCTAGATCATGGAGGGGTCAGCGATCGGCCAGAACATCGAATGCGCCCTTCGCCATGACGCAGATGCCGATGACCGCCAGGAGCGGCGCCAGCAGAGTCAGCGTGAGGATGCCAGCCAGCGTGGCCGTCACGGCGATGAGGATGTCGGACATCGGTCAGCCTCCGAGCGACAGGTCGACGTGCCAGCCCTGCGCAGCAAGGTCGCTGGCGGCAATCGTGGTCGCGCTGCGCTTGGCGATGGCGATCGAGTAGAAGGTGGCATCCGGGAGCGCAAGCGTGTCGGCGAGTTCGCACGCACCGTCGTTTGTCACCGCATCGAACGCCAGGTTGCCCGAGCCGATGATCGTGCCCGCTTGGTCCGTCACGGTGACGGTCGTTCCCGGCGCGATGTCCGCGAAGTCGCGGATGCCCTGGCACGGTCCGCTCAGACCGGTGACGTAGCTCCACGTCGCCTCATTGCCGGAGCGGTGCAGCGACAACGTGAGCATGAGGGCGTGCATCGTGGTCCCGGCGGGTGTCGCCGCTGGTGTTGCCGGGGGTGCAGTCACGTAGACGATCTCGGGCGTCGGAGCGGTCGCGGACGAGCAGGCCGAGACGAACACGCAGAACGCCGACACCGCAATGAGCCGTGCCAATCTAGCTGTCATCGCTGCCCCTGATCCTAGCGTGCTCAGGCGCACTCACCGCGTCGGCCGACCCAGCGGGAGCGGGTCGGTAATGGGCTCCCGAAGGGGGTAGCCCGTGCCCACGCGGTTCCTCACTGAGGGCGAGATCATGGCTGCTCTGGAGCGCGAGGTGGCCGCCGCCGTCCGCCGCGCCCGCCGCCGGTTCGCCCGCCTAGACCGCGCCGCAGCCCGCGGTTCACGCGGCGCGTCATCTCTTCTTCGCGAGGACTCATCTTGTCCGGAAACGCCAGTTCCTCGATCGTGCAGTTGAGGACATCCGGCGAGCACAGCCTGGTCAATTCGTAGGCGTCGGGCAGGCCCTTCCCGATTTCCCAACGCTGGACCTTGCTTTCGCTGACGTTCAGCAGCTCCGCGAGTTTGGCTTGGGAGCTGATGCCCGCGCGACCGCGCAGGTAGATCAACTGCATGGCGAAGCGATGCCTGTAGTCGTCCTCGGCGTCCTCCATCGCCAGAGCGACGGTACGGCGCGGCGTTTGGCCGTGCCATAGCACTCCGGCCGTCCTGACGCCTAACACGACTGCACAACTTCCCTCTTGACGTCTTTCCGTCACTTTTGCTATCGTGACGGCATGAACGCGGTTCGCAGCATCGAACTCACGGAGCCCATGAGGCGCGTCGAAGGGCGTCTCGGTCGTCCCCTGCGCGACTTCCTCGAAGAGCAGTACGCCACGCGAACGCTCGCCGACATCGCGACCGAACTCGGCGTCAGCGAGGTGAGCGTCATGCGCTGGATGGCTCGCCTCGGCATCGAGCGTCGCTTCCCGGGCCAGCGGCCGGCGGCGGTGGCGTGATGGCCCCGCTGAAGAACCCGCGCGTGTCCGTCGCGGACGCGACCCGCAATGAGGCGAAGGTCGTGGCCGGGATGGCCGAGCCTGCGGAGGCCGTGGCATGAGCGACATCCTGTACGGCTGCGACGAGTGCCGGACGGCCGAACAGCGCCGCGAGCTCGTCATCCCGTCGCGTCTGCCGTACGGCACCTCGGACGTTGACGCTGCCTTCGGTCACGCGCTCGACACGCACCACCGGGTCTACATCGTCGCCCGCGACCGGCGCATCTTTCCGGGCGATCGGCGGTTCTCCAACCTCGGTGGACGCCGCCGGACTGACGGGCGCGGGCTGCTCGGGCACCTGGACCTCATCACCGGCACGGCTCAGGAGTCGGTCGGGTGACCGGGCCGACGATCTGGGACGTCGCCGCTCGCCGTGGCTCCGCGTTCCCCGTGACGCTGACCGAGCAGTTCGAGGCGTGGCTGGCCACCAACTATGGCCGGAGCGTCTACCACGAGGTCGTCTACCGGGCTCGGCGCCTGCATTCCCTCGGCTGGCAGCACTACGGCATCGCGGCCATCTGGGAGTCCATCCGCTTCGACTGGAACGTCGCCGCCGGCCCTGACGTGGACGGGTTCAAGGTGAACAACAACTACCGCGCGTTCATCGCCCGCCGCGTCATGGCGGACTACCCGGAGCTCGACGGGTTCTTCGAGACGCGCACCCAGCACGCCGCATGAAGCCCGGTATGTGCTCCGAGGGATGTGGTGGCGTCGGCGTCCGCGAGGTGATCGACCCGGTGACCGATCGCCCGCTGGGCGTGCTGCTCTGCATGAACGCGGTTCGACTGCATCCCGAGCTCCGAACCCGCCCCATCCCGCCTGCCGTGCCCGGGCTCGCTGCATCGACGAAGAGCGCGGCAGGCATTCCGACTGTCTCCACATCCGACCTCGATAGGGAAGAGCGAGCGACCGGTACTCGTTCGTTCTTCCCCACCGGCGCCGGACGTGCGAACGCTCCCGGACGCAAGCGTCGATCGACGCCGGCGAGGACCGCGAAGGCGGTCTGAGGCAACGAAAGGCCGCCAGCGCGACTTGGAACTCCGCTGGCGGCCAAATCCCCGAAAGGACGAGGCGAAGGTTACATGCTCGAAACCCTGAACCGAAAGGCCCCGACGCAGCGGGAAGCGCAGATGGCGCTCGACGCGCTCGCCCGGTGCCGGATGCTCCGCCCGGAGGGGCAGGACGAGAACACCGTCATCTGCACCCACGACGGCTTCCGCATCGAGTGGGAGCGCGGTCACTACGTCCACTCATCGGACCAGATCCACGAGTACCGACTGATCGCCTCGGACGGGCAGTGGCCGGCGTGACCCTCGTCCAGCGCCCCGACCTGTCCAGGCGCACGGGCCTGTCGAAGTCGACGCTGGTCGGGTTCGACATGTGCGCCTCGCGCTCCTGGTTCGACATCCACGACCGCCGACCGCTGATGCCGATGGAGAAGATCACCTTCGGCTCCGCGCTCGACGCGGCGATCGAGCAGATCCTGACCGCCGTCCGGGCCGGGCTCCCGGCCGCTGACGCGCATCCCCTCGAAGCCGCCGAGGAAGTCATCGCCCGCGATGGCGTGGACGTCGACATCGCCGAGGTGGACCGCGCCGCATCCGCGTTCCTGCGGGACGTGCTGCCCCACTTCGACTTCGCCCTGTGCGGGCTGCAACTGTCGCTCCACGAAGCCCTCGACGGGATCGGCGAGACCGAGGGTCATCCGGACGTTCGGCTTGCGGACGGGTCGATCTTCGACGTGAAGTCGTCGGCTCGCGCGAAACCTGCCGATGCCGCGGCGACCTCCGTCGAGCTCGGGCTGTACGCCCTGCTCAGTGAGGCCGAGTCCGGCGAGCCGTGCCCGCGCGTCGGCTACTGGACGTGGTGCCGGACCAGCAAGCCGTACTGGCAGGTCCTCGAGACGCCGGTCACGGACGAGATGCGCCGGCGGACCCGCGAAGTGGCCCGCGCCTACGTCCGCGCGAAGGCAGCCGATGAGCTGCTGAACCGTGGCCAGGACAACCCCATCAACTTCTCGATGACGAGCGGACCGAAGTCGCTCGGGCTGTGCGGGACCTGTTCGTACTCACCGGCGAACGGTGGCCCCTGCCTGATCGCGGTCCAGGGAGAGGTCTCCGATGCAGCGTAGCAACGCCGTCGCCCTGCGTGACGGGGCGGAACTGATCGAGCAGGTCGTCATCGGTGGCGACCTGTCGCGCCTGAACCCGGAGCAGCGGGTCGTCTACTACCGGCAGGTGTGCGAGTCGGCCGGGCTCAACCCGCTGACGAAGCCGTTCGACTACCTGACCCTCAACGGCAAGCTCGTCCTGTACTGCAACCGGGGCGGGACGGATCAGCTTCGTCTCGTCCACGGGATCTCCGTCACGAGCCTCGTCCCAACCCTCATCGGCGACGTGTACGTGGTCACCGCGTCCGGCACCACCAAGACGGGCCGGACCGACTCGGCGACCGGAGCGGTTCCCGTGGCGAGCCTGAAAGGCGAGGCGCTCGCCAACGCCTACATGAAGGCCGAGACGAAGGCGAAGCGCCGGCTGACCCTCAGCCTGTCCGGGCTCGGCTTCCTCGATGAGTCCGAGGTCCAGTCGATCCCCATGGCGCAGCGGACCGACGTCGACCCCGAGACGGGCGAGATCCTGCGTCCTCGGCCACTGGCGATCGCTGCGCCCGTCTCCGTGCCTCAGGCGCCGTCACAGGCCGACCTGGACGCTCTGCACGCGCAGTTCAACGACGCCGCGCGGCAGGTGTTCGCCGACGACATGGATCCGCTCGACGACGCATCGCCGCACATCGGCTCGACGACCGGCATGACGACGGGCGAGCTGTTCCAGGCTGCCGAGGACGCCGGCATCCCCAAGGCCCGACTCACGTTGTCCGCCAAGAGCATGTTCGGCGCGAACCGCTGGAAGGTCACCGACCTCTCCGACGACGAGCGGGCGGCCCTGTGGGCTGAGGTTCAACCCCGGTGATCCGCCGTGCGCCCCTGGTCCACGCCCCGAAGCGCCACGCGCAGGCCGACCCGGTGACACCGGAGATGCACGCTGCGGTGATGCGCCGGGACCGCGAGTGCGTGGCAGCCAAGCTCGGCTTCGACCACGTGTGCCGGACGCGGTTCGGCGTGCCCCACGCACCGTTCGCGGTGGACGTTCTCACGATCGAGCACGTTCACGAGGGCTATGGGATGGCCGGCAAGCGGGCGACGTCGGACCTCGGCCACATGGTCGCCCTGTGCGGGATGCTGAACAACCGGCCGCCGTCCGCGGAAATGAGGGCCGCCTTCCGCCAGTACCTCGCCCACGCCGAGCCGCGGTTCGAGGGGGTGGGACGGCCGTGACCACACCCCGATTGCTCGACCTGTTCTGCGGCGCTGGCGGAGCGGCGATGGGCTACCACTGGGCGGGCTTCGACGTGGTGGGGGTGGACATCGCGCCGCAGCCTCACTACCCGTTCGAGTTCCACCAGGCCGACGCGCTGACCTATCCGCTCGACGGGTTCGACGCCATCCACGCGAGCCCGCCGTGCCAGGCGTATTCCGTCACGCGGGCCCTGCGAAAACGCGCACATCCGATGCTCGTTGAGCCGACTCGCGAACTACTCCAGGCGTCGGGCCTGCCATGGGTCATGGAAAACGTCGTCGGAGCACCACTGGCGAATGCTCTCGTGCTGTGCGGGACGATGTTCGAGGGACTGCGCGTCTACCGGCATCGGTTGTTCGAGTGCGATCCGCCCCTCTATTTCCCGCCGCTCGCGTGCAACCACTCCTTCTCGATGCCCGCGTCCAAGGGCCAGTACCACACACTGGAAACGCAGGACTTCATCACCGCGGTGGGGCACAACTTCTCGGCATCGTCAGGTCGTATCGCTCTCGGCATCGACTGGATGACGCGCGACGAAATGGCGCAGGCCATCCCGCCAGCCTACACCGAATGGATCGGCCGCCAGCTCCTCTCGGCCATCGAGGCCGCGGCATGACCTCCCGCTACCACGCCCGTCCCAGACGGTCGGAGTGGCCCGCACGGCTCCTGGGTGGCGTTCTGTATGCCGCGCTGTTCTACGGCGCCGGTGTGGGCGCTGTGGCTCATTGGAGGGATGAAGTGAGCGAGCTGGCGGAACAGCTGCTAATGGCATTGGAGTCGTTGCGCGACGGCGGCTACCAACCGCGCTACAACGGCCGCCCGTCCTGCCCGGTCTGCGGCAACTTCGTGGACGACGAGGAAACCCACACGCCGGGTTGCGTCCTCGTCGCGGCCGTCAACGCCCTCCCGGACATCGTCGCAGCCCTGCGCGAGACGGAGCGGCTGCAATGTCCATGCGGAGCACCAGCGCCGTGGGCGCGAGCTTCGCGGCGAGGTCTCGCTGACACGGAGACGGGGTCATGATCGCCCATTCCCACGCTCTCTATCGCGGGTTCGTCGCGGGCTGCGAGGCGTGCGCAGTCCAGGGTGCGCCCGAGCCAAGGCGCAAGCCGCGGGTCAATCACGACCGCTGGACGAACGCCACCCTGCGCGCGAAGGCCAACGAAAGCCGGCCGAACCACCGCTACGTTCAGGTACCGGCCGACGTAGTTCTTCGGCTCGCCGCCGACTCCGACACGCTCGCGGAGATGCTCGCCGCCATCCGTGACGCCGCAGCCACGCCGGAAGGGACGGAGCGACCGTGAGCGACTGGGGCGTCACGGTGTGGGGCACGTTCTCGTGCAACGCGACCGTCACCGCCGAGACGCGCGAGGAGGCGAAACGTCTCGCCATTGAGGGTTTCGAGAACGGCGATGTGACCTTCGACGACATCGAGTACGGCGGTCTCGAAGCGGAAGTGGAGAAGTACAGCAGCCCGGAGCCCACCCGATGACCGACCACGTCTCAGGCCCGACAGGCTCCCCGTCGCCGTTCGAGTTGTGGGAGCAGGCCAAAGGCGATCGGGCCGAGTACCTGCGCCTCATGGAGCAACACGGACACCTCGTGCCGGGCGAGCGCGAGCCGGGGCGCGACATCTTCGGTCATGCCGTCTCAGGCCCGACAGGAGAGCCGGGAACCGAAGCCGGACGGCTCGACGGGCTCGATCTTCCGTGGCCCGAAGCCGGCGATGCCGACACCGTGTGGCACCTGATGGTCTGGGACCCAGACGAGTTCGCGGCAGAGAACGACGGCCACCAGCTCTGGCCCATGGACGAGGACGAGGCGATCACATATCTCGATGCCGTGCGACGTGAGGCGGTCGCCGAAGCCGTCGTGCCGGCGCAGGCGCGGGTCCGGGCGCTGGAAGCGGCGCTGGAGCCCACGAACCTCATGCTGGACCTGTGGCTCTGGGCGCCCAACGAACTCACCGAGGAGCGCGTTCGCAAGCAAGTCGGCGACAACATCGCCCTCCTCGCCGCCACCTCATCCGAGCAGCCGACCCCCGAGCGGGATGGCGGGCTGGACGTGGAGCGGCTGCACGAAATCTTCCAGACGAACTGGTGTGGCGGCTGCGGCGGAACGCACACGATGGGCATGGGCGATTGCCAGATGCTCGCTGCCGAGTACGCCCGTCTCGCCTCCCCAGCCACCCCGGCTGCCTCATCCGAGCGGGAGACCTAGATGGAGGGCAAGCCGGTCGGACCCGTCACCCGACCCGATGTCGAGGAGAACGAGTTCACGCGCGGGCATTCGAGGTGGGGAAGCCGTCCGCGATGTGGTGCCGTGATGCCGATTGCGGGGGAGCGTTGCGCCCGCTTCGCCGGTCACGCGCCGGACCGCGATCGCCAGGGTCACCGAACGCAGTACGCCCTCGACAACGACCGCGACGCCCGTTGGTTCGGGGTTCAAACCGAACGCACGTTCTCCACAGTCCGTGCTCAATCGTGGACAACCCGAGCGCAAGTTGGTGACGGAATCACAGCTACGGCTCCGACAATGGATGGTGCTAGCCAAACCCATATCGGAGCCGTCCAATGACTGTACGCCAGTCGGTGCTCGCATGAGCGAGCGAGCCGCCTACTCCCGGGTCTACTGGTCGATCATCGACGACGAGAAGTTCGCGAACGTCTACGACGACGACCGCGCTCTCGCGACGTGGCTGCGCCTGCTGCTGGTAGCCGACCAGGCATGGCCCGCCAGTGCCCACGTCCCGGCCAACGTGAACCGCAAGGCGCTGATGATCCTCAGCCTCGCGGGGCTTGTGGACTTCGACCAGCGGGGCGGAGCGCGCTACCGCATCCACGGACTCGATGCGGAGCGCACCCGTCGGAAGGAAGCCGCCACTCGGCCCCCGTCTGGTCCCCAACTGGTCCCCAACCGGGACCCAAACGGCCCCGGCACTACGGGCCTAAGACGAGACGAGACGAGTAGAGACGAGCCAAGCCAAGCCGACGCGCGCGCGGACTTCACCGAAGTCGTCGACTACCTGGAGAAGCGCACCGGGAGGCCATACGGGTTCGGTCCGGGCTCCAAGGTCCATGAGACGCTCGGCCCCGATGTCCGGGATCAGGGCGCGAAGCGCGTCATCGCCGCGATGGTGGCCGATCGCACCGAGCGGCCCGACATCGCGCAGCTCGTGTTCAGTGCCCACAACACGCTGTATCCGCTCTCCGGGTCCGTCGTCGCCGATCCCAAAGCTGCCGCACAGCAGGCTGCCGAAGAGGAGCAGTCCAGGCGCAACCGCGCCGCCTTCGAGGAAACGCAACGTCTCATCGCACGACAGAGGCCAGCATGACCCGCCAGTCTCCGAGAACAGCCGTGGCGCCGCGATGAACGCACTGCGCCCGTTCGCAGAGGCGGACGTGGAGTGCCGCATGTCCCGCGAGTGGGCCATGCCGAACCGGTGGACATTCACCATCCCGCCGATCGCGCGGCTCATCGGCCGCTATCTCAACGATGGGAACTGGCTCAATCCGTTCGCCGGCCTGCACGTCATCGGCACCCTGACCAACGACCTCAATCCGGCGATGCCGACAACGCACCACCTCGACGCGCTCGACTTTCTCCGCGCGCAGCCCTCCGCCTCGGCAGACGGCGTGTTGTTCGACCCACCCTATAGCCCCGGCCAGATCGTCGAGGTCTATCGGAGTTTCGGTCTGGCGGTCACGAAGGAGACGACGCAGGCGGCATTCTGGGCGCGTTGCAAGGACGAAATCGGCCGTGTGACTCGGCCCGGCGCGACCGTCATCTCATGCGGCTGGAACAGCGGCGGCATCGGCATCGACCGCGGCTTCGACATCACGGAAATCCTGCTTGTGGCCCATGGCGGGTGGCACAACGACACCATCGTCACCGTCGAACGAAAGCGCGGTGCGTGGTGACCCACCCCGTGCCGACCGCTCCCACGTCGTCACCCGATGGGCCGCGCCGCATTCAGCGACGACGGACGAAGGGCTGGCGGATGCCCGAGGGCGCGATCTACGTCGGCCGGCCGAGCCGATGGGGCAACCCGTGGGAGGTGTTGCCAGAACACCGGACGGCATGGGACCGCGAGACACCGTACGGGGTATGGACTACCAAAGACGACGGCTCTCGCGTCACCATCGGCACGTTCGTCAACGCGGAGCGCGCTAGCTACTGGGCCACGGTCATGTTCCGGCGGGACTTTGACGATGACCTGATGCCGCTCCATGGCCACGACCTCGTCTGCTGGTGCCCGCTCGACCAGCCGTGCCACGCCGACGTCCTGCTCGAACTGGCGAACCGATGACCGAGGCCCAGCTCCTCCAGGGCGTCACCGACGTACTCGCAGCCTATGGCTGGCGCTCCCGATGAGCGAGGCCGAGGACATGCTGGCGTGGCAGCTCCGCGCGGCGGACATCCCACACTCGAGGGAGTACCGGTTTGCTCCACCGCGACGGTTCCGCGCAGATTTCTACGTCCGCGGCCGCTGGGCCGATTCCGATGATGCCCGCAAGGGCCTGCTCGTGGAAGTGGACGGCGGAGCATTCGTCGGCGGTCGTCATTCCACCGGGACCGGGATGGAGAACGACTGCGAAAAGGCGAGCCTCGCAGCCGTCGCGGGCTACCGCGTCATCCGCTGCACGCCACGGCAGGTCAAGTCCGGCGAGTGTCTCCGGTGGATCGAGCAGGCGCGATGAAGGGCGCCCTGCACCTGCTCATCATCCTCCTGGCCTTCCTCGCAGGCACGGCCTCGGCCTCGTGGACAGGCTCTCAGGCAATCTCCACCGCGCCTCTTCGGGCGGATGCGAGTGGAACCCCTGCGAGCCTGTCCAGGACGCCGAGCTCGATCCGGGCGAGCGACGGACGGGACTCCGTCGCCGTGACCCCGACCAATCGTCCACGGCCGACGCCTGTGCCGAAGACCAGCTCGGCGTCCAAACCCAAGCCCGGCGACGCTGATCGGCCGGATGCGACCCGTGCTGCCGTTAGCACTCGGGTGTTTGCGGGTTCAAGTCCCGCCGCCGGGCACACCTTCCGTCGCGGCATCGCGTCGACCTACGGACCGAAGTACTCCGAGCGATGGGTCGCGCTGCCGGACGGTCCGGGCTGGCGATTCCGGGTGTGCGGTGCCGGCGGATGCGAGACGCTCATCTCGACGGACGCGGGCCCGGACAAGGCCGAACAGCGCGCCGGGCGCATCGTGGACCTGCCGGTCGGGGCGTTCGAGAGCGTGTGCGGCGTCCCCTGGACGATGGGCCTGTGTGACGTGACAGTGCAACTGGAGGGACGAGCGTGATGGTCAGGGACCTGGACCGCATCGACCGCATCGTGGACCTGCTGCGCGAGGCGTGGCACGCGAACCCGGACTGGCGCCTCGGCCAGCTCGTGTCGAACAGCCTCGGCGCCGGAGTGCAGGACGTGTTCTTCCCGGAGGACTTCCGTTTCGAGCGCGGCCTGCGCGCCATCCTCAGCGGCGACCATTTCGGGCCTGATCCGTCCACCGGAGAGCCGAGGTGAGCCCGGAAAGCGTGGTGCGCTGGGACCTCTTCACCGATGTGAACTGGCCGCCGGAAGCGGACGGCACGCTCGTCGGCTCGACACATCCGTACACGACGTTCCCGATCGGCACGCTCGTCACTCTCGTGTTCGAGGACTCACGCCGAGAGGGCGTCATCGTTGGGATCGAAGCGTCCGGCTTGTATCGCGTGGCGCCGACCGGACCATGGACGTATCCCGCTTCCCGGTCCTCCACCGAATGAGCCTGCCCCGCCTCGCCCAGCTCCCGCCAGCCGTTCTCACGCGGACCGAAGCCGCTGAGTGGCTGTCGATCGGGGTCGGGACGCTGGACGCATGGACCCGTGACGGGTTCCTGCCGTCGATCCGGCGGGGCGGGATTCGGCTTTACGCTGTTCGCGCCCTGGAGGATTGGGCGCTGCGGGAGTCCGCGTTCGCCGGGAGGGAGAGCGATGAAGCTGCCGGAACCGTACCAACTCCCCGACGGGCGGTGGCGGGTGGCCGTCCAGGCGGGCCACGGAAGCCGCGAGCATCGCGTCCGCGCGTATCTCTCGGGCTCATCACCGGAGATCGTGCGAGCCAAGCGGGATGACTGGCTCAAAGCCCGCGCCGAAGGACAGCGCCCACCCGATCGGCGGCTCACCGTCGGCACCTACCTCCGACGTTGGCTCGACTCCCTATCGGTGCGCGAGCGTACCGCCGAGTCCTATCATGCTGTCCTGGAGCGGCACGTCCTACCCAACATTGGTGGGCTACTCCTGTCCCAGCTGGGACCCCTCGACATCGACGCCATGCTCGCGCATCTGGCAGTTCGGGGTGTCCGAGCCCCCACTCGCGCTTACGCCCTGCGGGTCCTGTCCGTGGCGCTGAACGTCGCCGTCACCCGCAAGCGGCTCATCCCGTACAACCCTGCCATCGGGGCGGATCGGCCGGTCGTGAAGCGCCGCCAGCCGACGATGCTCGACGACGCGCAGGTCGCGCGGCTGCTCGCGGTACTCGAGGACGACCGGCTGGGCCCGCTGTTCCGGCTCCTGGCAACCACCGGGATTCGGCGCGGCGAGGCGCTCGCCTTGCGGTGGTCCGACTTCGATAAGGCCGCTGGCACGCTCGCCATATCAAAGACCCTGCTGTACCGGGCAGGCGAAGGGTTCGAGCTCGTCGCGCCGAAGACCCGGACGAGCAACCGCGTCATCCGGCTGTCCCTGGCGGCGCAGGCGGCACTCAAAGCGCAGGCGAAGGCGCAGGCCGCGGAACGGCTCAGGCACGGCAACCGCTGGCGCGACCACGACCTCATCTTCACCGCGCAGCAGGCCCACCTCATCGACGGGGTGAAGGTGTATGGCGAACCGCTCTCCGGGGCGACGGTGGTTCACGCGATGCACCGGCTTTGCGATGAGGCGAAGGTGCCGCGGCTGCGACCCCACGATCTGCGTCACATGGCGGCGACGTGGATCACCGAGGCCGTGGGCATCGGCTCGGCGCAGGCCGTTCTCGGCCATTCCACGGTGACGATGACCGGCCGCTATGCCCACCCGTCCGCGACATCGCAGGCCGCGGCGGATGCCATCGACGCGCGGCTGCTGCCGACAGAACGCGAGGAGGAAGCGAAGTGACAGCGAACGAGCTGGCGGACCGGCTGGCCGAGATTGACGCGGCGATGACGCCGGGACCGTGGAACCCGTATACCGACTTTCCGGATCATGGAGGCATTGCTCGCGGTCACAGCATCGCCGCCGGACCACTAGGCATCCTTGACAGTGACGGTCCGCACATCGCGAACCGTTGGCCGTGGTCAGAACAGGGCACCGCTGACTTCGAGGGCATCACTGCGCTCCGCAACGCCCTCCCGGACATCGTCGCAGCCCTGCGCGAGAAGCGCGTTCGGGCTGTCTTCGCTGACGATGACGCACCACTCCGTGACGGTCCCACGCCGCCCGTGGATGCTGTCGTGGATGCTGCCTCGTGAACCTCACGCACGAACCGAACACGTCCCAAGCACGAAATACCCCTGACTCTGGATCAGGGGGTTCCAGGTTCGAATCCTGGCGCGCCAGCCAATTCCCCGCACGAATGAGCCCATCTGGCACCGCGTGGCCTGAGCGTGGCAGATGGACAGCATCCCCCGCGGTGGATGCTGCGGGATGACCCACGCCCGCCTCTCCGCACGCCAGCGCGAGGTACTCAAGGCTCGCTGCGAGACGGGTTCCCGGAAGGCGGCGGCAGACCGGCTCGGCGTGTCGGTGTGGACGGTGCACCGGACGCTCCTGCGCGCGTTCGAGCGGTGCGGATGCGAAGATGAGGCCCAGGCGTGCTGGGCGCATCGCGGGGAACTGGAGGGCGTGACGGCGTGAGCGACGAACCCGAGGACATCACCGCGGCTCGCGAGGTGGTTCGGCATTACGAGGCGGCGAAGTATGAGCGGGAGCGCGCCCAGCGCCGCGCAGAAGGGGAAGTGCTGCTCTCCGCGCTCATCGGCCAACGCTTCGCTATCAGGATCGAGGCTGTCGAGCCATGGGGCGATGATTCCTACATTGTGGAGTTCACGGCACGCCTGCTGTCCGTCGAGGATTGGTCCGCACAGTTCCCCGGCCAGATCAACGGGAGGATGCACTGGGATAACGGCGTTACAACGACGGGCATCGAACTGGCGCGGTCCGACATCATCCCGGAGTCGGTCGCAGATCTGAACCTGATCTCGGAAGTGCTGGCGGACGCAGGGGACGCGCGTCTGCTGACCAAGCCTCAGCAATACGTCGAGCAATCACGGGCAGCAGCGGCGGAGATCGCGACATGGCCCGGTTGGATGCAACGAAACCTCGAACCGCGCATCCTCCCTGCCACCGAGGACGCGATGCCCGAGCGCATCGTCGTCGGCAAGAACGGCGCGTACTGGCGCGACTTCGGCACGCACTACTCCATGTGTCCGGTCAGCACCGACAACGATCCCATCGAGCCGTTCGCGGTCTATGTCCGGGCCACGCCGGAAGGGACGTTCCCAGAGTCCGTGCAGATCCGCGGCCACATCGAAGGCCACACGCTCGTGCTCGATGAGCCGATCGACGTCAAGGCCCGGACGACTGTGGTCATCCGATCGTCTGGCACAGTGGACCTGGACGGCGATCCGGCCTAGATTGCCCGTTCGCTTTGTCCAATCCATAGCCGTTCCCGGAGCGTAACCGGGCAGCTACGCTCGTCGGCGCATGGCGAGTACCCGGCGGGTGACGTCCGCCACGGCGAGCACGACACGGACCGCTGCCCCCTCCAACGGCGGTCCGTTCGCCGTCTCCCACGCGGAGCGCGGCCGGCTGCTGAACCTCGTGCGGTACGTCCTCGCGTCGTTCCCTGACGGCATCGAGTTCGCGAAGCTCTCGAACCTGCTCTATCTCGCGGACCGCGAGGCGTATCTGAACCGCGGCGAGACGATCACGCACGCCCGACATATCAAGCGGTCATGGGGCGTCGAGGTCGTCGGCCTGCGGCGCGTGGCGAGCTACCTGCGCCAACGCGGTGAGGTCGCCGCATGACCACTTCGACGTGTGGACGCTGAGATGCCGGCGTGCTTTCGAGTCGCTGCGCGTCCGGGCCGGTCAACTGAGACACGACTTGCATGGTCGGCGTGAATGCCGGCTCCTGCCGATCCGCAGCGACAGGCGCGGCTCGATCGCATCGCCGAGATCGCCGCAGTGGTCCTGGTGATCGTGATGACGATCCAGATCCTGTACTCGCTCTTCGCGCCGTCCCTGTTCGAGCTGGCGCATCTGCCGTCGCCGTCCTCGGTCGATCTGGGCCTGTTTGGGGTCGAGATGGGCGGCCTGCTGGCGATCCTGAACCGCGGTGCGGTCATCCGGCTCGTCGGGACGCGGCGGCTGTGACCTACCAGCAGCTCGCCATCATCGCGTCGCTCGCCGCGATCGTCCTGTCGGGCGTGGCGCTGTTCGAGACGTTCCTGCGGGCGCTTCGAAGGCACCGGACGATCCACGACTGGATCACCTACGTCGACGGACCGCTGACGACGACCCTGTTCCTCATCGCGGTCGTCACGCTCGTCTCTGCGTGGTCGATCGGCACGCCCGACTACATCACGATCGGGCGCTTCGTGATGAACACGATCCGCGGGCTCGTCATCGCCTCGTCCCTGCTGATCCTCGGCCACTTCTGGGCGAATCACGACCTGCGGTTGCCGCGGTGGCGGCGGTAGTGGACGCCATCGCCGCAGGCCTGGCCGCGTCGTTCGCCCTGTGCGCCATCCTGGTGATCCGCGCCCTGCTGGTCTTCAGCTACACGATCCGCGTCATCGACCACATCCATGCGCTGAACATCGCGGACATCGATGCGAGGCGCGATGGATACGGCTGGCGCTGGCAAGCCTTTGAGCGATGCGAAGGCGACGGCTACGCCGCCTATTGGCAGCTCTGGCGCCGCATCCCGTCGTTCTTCCCGCCCGAGCTCCGTCCGTGAGCGAGCCACTGCCGCGCGACCCGAACGACCCGTCTGACCATCCCGAGGACGTTCGGTGAACGAGATCTCATGGGGCCACTCCGGTCCATGCGCTCGCCCGGACTGCGACTGCGTCATGTCGGCCCTGCGATCGGCTGCACCGGCACCGCAACCGATGCTCGGCCCGACGACCTACGTGGTGATCCCGGAGGGCTGGGACGGGTTCATGCGTGAAGGCACGACGCTCTACGTCGAAGCCGTGATGCCAGCCGTCCGCGATGAAGCGCCATCAGGACTCGTCGCCCGTCTTGTGACCGTGCCCGGCTACCGGCCGCCGATGGTGCTGCCGACGGAGGTTCCAAATGGCTGATCTCATCCTCGACGAACGCCTCCTCGGCGCGTATCCGTCGCATCCCGACCATCGCGACTACAAGGTCGAGGAACACCTCGATATGGCCGCGCCGCTGCCGCGACGGTTCGTTTTGTCACTCCTGGCGCCAGTTCTCAACCAGGGCAACACCGGCCGATGCGTGGCGTTCTCGGGAACCGGCGCACGGCAGCAGGAAGAGCGTTCCGACGGCGATTGGCCGTCCGGCTGGCCGCCACTCGACGAGGAATGGCTGTACACGCACGCCGAGGCCATCGACGGTCTGCCGGGTCCGCCGAACGACCAGCGCGGTACGACGGTTCGCGCGGCGTTGAACGTGCTGCTGAAGCAGGGTCAGCCGCTCACCGGCAAGCCGGCCACGGCGCCCGAGTTCAAGATCGCGAGCTACCACGCGGTCAGCTTCGCGGCGGCGACGATCAAGTCTGCCCTGGCGCAGCTCAAGGTGCCGATCTGGATCGCCACGAGCTGGTACGGCAACTGGTTCAAGCCGGTGAACGGTGTCCTGCCGAAGCCGGTCGGTTCGGTGGTCGGCGGACACGCGCGCTTCATCTTCGGTTGGGACGACAACGTCGCTGGTGGGTCGTTCCTCGTGCGCAACTCGTGGGGCGCGGCGTGGGGCAGCAACGGCAACTCGTACGACCCGTACGCGGGATGTCTGCACGCCATGCACGACGCCTGGACGACGGCCGACATCTCGCCGGATCCACACGTCGGAGGCTGACCCGATGATCCTCAACCGTCCTGCGAACGCCTGGCTCGGCGCGCTGCTCGCTGTCTATGCCGTCATCGCCTACATCGCCGGGTTCGCACCAGCACTGAACGACCTGATCGTCGCGGCGATCGGTGCGGTGGTGATGCTGATCGCCAACAGTCCAGCGATTGCGGCACAGGTCGTGAGCGCGCATCAGGCAAAGCAGGCGAAGCGCCAGTGATCGTCGCGGTCGCCGTCTATGCCACCCTCGCGGGGCTGATCGGGTTCCGGCTCTATCAACGCGCTCACCCGCGGGGGACCGTCCCGGCGTGGGACGTGGATCGACCGATGCGCGAACTGACGGCGACGATCGCACGGCTCGAGGCGCACCGGGCCGAACTCCAGGCGACGCGGGACGACGTGCTGCACGCGCTCGTGCCGACTGACACCGACGAGGTGGGCGCGTGAAGGTCTATCTCGTCCCCGGCGGCGACTACGGCGTGGACGGCGTCGAGGTGTACGCGACTCGCGAGCTGGCGCTTGCCGCTCTCGATGCGGCGGACCGCGAGCGGTTCGCCCGATCGCACTACCGCCCGGAGAACGCAACCGAAACCAAGCTCGACTGGAGCGGACCGGGCAATCCGCGGCTCGTCTACACGTTCGTCGAGGCGCCGGAAGGCGAATACGCGAAGTGGCCCTCGCGGCGGTACGACGGCTCTAGCGGTCCGGGGGCATGGGTATTCGAGCGCGAGGTCATCGAGTCCTGATGGCCACCGACCCGATCACCGCTGCCATGTTCGAGGTGGACAAGAACCGCCAGATCGCCCGTCTCCGTGAGATCGCCCTCTCCGAACGCCAGCGCGCGGATCAGGCCGGAGAACTGGCGAACCTGTACGGCGGCATCGTCGCCGTGATGCTGGCTGCCACCGACGGGAACGAACTCGCGGTGACCCATGAGCAGGTCGCCGAGGCCGTGTCCATCCACGGGATGCTCGGCGTTCGGGTGGCGGACGAGGGGATCTTCGCGCACTGGCTGAAGCCGGTCGGCCTTGTCACCGATGAGCCGATCGAACGTCCGCGGCTGGCACTCGTCGCCGGGGGCAGCGCATGAGCCCACCGACCACGGGCACCCCTGTTGCCCTCTCGCGAGCGGTTGACCCGGAAGGTTCGACCTCTCCCGAAAGGGCAACAGGACTCCGGTGCGGCGCGATCATCAAGAGCACCGGCAAGCCCTGCCGCCAGCACGCGGGAACGCGGACGGATCACCCGGGCTTCGGGAACTGCTGGCTGCACTTCGGGCGCACCCCGAACGGCCGCAGCCACGGCAAGCAACTCGCGGCCGCCGCCGCGCTGGCGAAGTTCGGCGAGCCGATCGAGAAGGACCCGGCGCAGGCCCTGCTCGAACTCGTCTGGGAAGCCGCCGGCAACGTCGCATTCCTGCGCCAGAGCGTGCAGGCGATGGTCACCGCGGATACCGGCCGGGTCGGGCTGATCGGCGACATCCTCGACCTGACCCGCGACGGCGACGCGATCCCCGTCTCCGAAGAGGTCCGGGCGCTCGTGAAGCTCTACGGCGAGTGGGCCGACCGTCTCGCGAAGTACGCCAAGGCGGCCGTGGACGCGGGCATCCAGAGCCGCATCGTCGACCTCGTCGAACGGCAGGCCGACCTGATCGCATCGGTGGTCGAGAAGGTCATCGACGGACTGGAGCTCGATCCCGACCGCTACGCCAAGGCCCGCCTGCTCGCTTCCGAGGGCTTCGCCGCCCTGTCCCCATCCCTCGCGGCCGTCAACGCCACATCCCGGAACTAAGGAGAACCCGTGTCCGACTCGACCATCACCCTCGCCGCAGCCATCGGCCCGAACGACGAGCTCATCACCGTCTCGGCCGCCGCGACAAGCCACGTGGCGCCCTTCATCGGCTTCATCGGCACCGAGGCCATCCTGTTCATCGAAGGCACGCAGGGCACGACGTGGCGCGGCCGGCGCGGCTACGCCGACACGGCCAAGGCGACCCACGCCATCAACGCCACGATCACGATCATCAGCCAGCGCGAGACGGATCGCGCCGGGCTCGCGATCACCGACACGCCTGCCGCGTTCACGCTGACGCCGGCCGCCGGGTCGTCGAACGTCTGCGAGGTCACGATCCAGGCGAAGGACGCCGCGGGGAACAACCTCGCCCGGTCGATCCCGATCCTGATCTGGCTCAGTGACGCAGCGACCGGCATCGGGCTCACCGCCACGAGTGCATCCGGCGCGGTCGCCGCCAAGGCATCCAGCGGCTCCGACTTCGGGGCGCTGACCGCGAAGAAGGCGCTCCTCAGCCAGACGAAGGCCGACGGCAGCTACATCCTCTCGATCACCGACTCGGCCAAGACCGGGTTCTACGTCGCCGTCGGGCTGCCCAACGGCACCGCGCCCGTCGTCTCCGCCCAGCTCGTTAGCGGCAACTACGGCGCCTGAGCCCACGATGACGCTCGCCATCGCGCCCGGGCAGCTCGATCCCTTCGCGGTCGCCGCGAAGCGGTTCGCCCTGCCCGTCACGCGATGGACACCCCGCCCGCACCAGTTGCCGCCCACTGGTCCGTGGCACTACTGGCTGCTGATGGCCGGACGCGGCGCCGGCAAGACGGACGCCGCCGCACATTGGCTCGATGCCCACATGGAAGGCCCGGCGTGCATCGCTGGCGCGTCCGGTGGGCATCGAGCCGCGATCATCAGCACGACGCTCCAGGACGCCCGTGAGACGTGCGTGGACGGTGTCTCGGGGCTGAAGGTCGCCAATCCCCGCGTCCGGTTCAACAGCAACCGCGGCGTGGTGACGTGGCCCAACGGCGCCGAGGGCCGCATCTTCGGCGCCTACCTGCCGGAGGATCCCGAACGCCTCCGCGGCCCGCAGCACTGCGTCGTGTGGGGCGACGAGATCGCCGCCTGGCGCCAGCTCGACGACACCTTCGCCATGATGGAGTTCGGGCTGCGGCTCGGCTCGCACCCGGTGGCGATCTTCACCACGACCCCGAAACCCCGCCCGAAGATCCGCGCGCTCGTCGCCGATCCGGGCACGGCTGTCACGCACGCCACGACGGACGACAACCCGTTCCTCCACGAGGACGTCCGGGCGCTGCTGTACGCCAAGTACAAGGGCACCCGCACCGGGCGCCAGGAGCTCGCCGGCGAGCTGCTCGTCGATGTCCCCGGGGCGCTGTGGCAGTACGAGTGGATCGAGCGCAACCGGGTCATGCCCGACCCGAAGCGCGAGTACGCCCGCATCGTGGTCGCGATCGACCCGGCTGCCACTGCCGACGAGGAATCGGACGAGAGTGCGATCGCCGTCGCCGCGAAGGGCAAGGACGGACAGCTCTACGTGCTGGCCGCGGACGGCTACCACCTCTCGCCGAACGGCTGGGCGACGAAGGCCGTCGATGCGTACGACACGCACAAGGCCGACGCGATCCTCGCCGAGGTGAACAACGGCGGCGACATGGTCGTGTCGACCGTCCAGAAGGTCCGTCCCGGGCTACCCGTCCGGAAGATCACCGCATCCCGTGGCAAGACGCTCCGTGCCGAGCCGATCTCGCTCCTGTACGAGCAGAACCGCGTCCACCACATCGGTACGTTCGAGGCGCTCGAAGACCAGCAGACGACGTTCCCGGTCGCCAACGAGCACGACGACCGGCTCGATGCGGTCGTGTACGCCCTGACCGAACTGACCGAGGGCGGCTCCGGGTGGGGTGACTACATGCGCCAGGAACTCGACCGGATGGCGGCCGAGAAGGCTGAGAAGGCCGCGGCATGATCGCCACCGATCCGCGCCGCATGAACTCGCGCGACTACACCGCATGGCTGCGCGCCGGCGGCAACCTCGCCAAGGGTCCGGTGCCCGTCGGAGAGCCGCCGGTCACGACGACCTCGCTGGCGCAACTGTCCCGCCAGTTGGGCGGGGATGCCTCGCTCGCCAACCTCGGCCCGGGATCGCCGGTCACACCGGTCCGCACCGAGGAAGAGGCGCCGCGCCGCTGGGACTACGTCCCCGGCTACAACATCAGCACGCAGCCCCGCAAGTACGAGGGGCTCGACTTCCCGACGCTGCGGGCGTTCGCCGAGAACTACGACATCGCCCGCCTGTGCATCGAGAAGCGCAAGGACGACCTGCGCTCGCTGACGTGGTCGATCCGTCCGCGGCAGGTGACCGGCCAGTCGCGCGCCGAGGCGAAGGCACGCGGCGCCAAGCTCGAGTCCGCCATCAACGACGTCACCGGCTTCTTCCTGACGCCCAACCAGGAGGACCCGTGGGGCGCATGGCTCGTGCAGTGGGCGCACGACCTCTTCACCACCGACTCCGCGACCCTGTTCCTCCGTCCGACCCTCGCCGGCCAGTTGTACGGCCTCGAAGTGGTGGACGGGACGACGATCTACCCGATCGTCGACGAGTGGGGCCGACTGCCCGATCCGCCCGATCCCGCGTACATCCAGGTGATCCGCGGCTTCCCGTCGGGGTGGTGGCCGAAGAACCAGATCCTCTCGGCGCCGTACTGGCAGACGTCTCGCAGTCCCTACGGCTCGCCGCCCGCCGAGTGGGTCCTGATGACCGCCAACCGGGCGCTGCGGCGGCAGACGCTCGACCTGTCGCGGTTCACCGAGGGCACGCTGCCCGCCGCGTTCCTGCGAGCGCCCGAGAACTGGGACATGACCCAGATCAAGGAACTGCGCGAATACCTCGACGCCCTGCTCGCCGGCAACGACGTCACCCGGTCCCGCGTCATCCCCATCCCGTCGGCCTCGAACGGCACCAACGCCGTCCAGCAGATGAACCCCGATGTCACGACCGACGCCGAGGAATGGCTGATGCACATCACCTGTGCCGCGTACGGCGTGAACCCGCGGTCGCTGGGCTTCGTGACCTCGCGCGGTGGTGTGACATCCGGCAAGGGCGATGCCGAGGTCAGCCAGGACGTCGAGTTCATCCGCTCCGTCCGCAACCCGGCCCTCCACCTCAAGGGCCTGCTCGACATCGTCATCGCGCAGGCGCTCGGCCAGCCGGAGCTCGAACTGTGGTTCGAGGACCTCGACCAGGGCAAGGACCGTCTGGTCGAGGCGCAGGTCAACCAGATCTACATGAACCTCGGCGTGGTCAGCGGCGACACGGTGGCTGAGAGCATCGACGAGGATCCGCCCGGGCTCAAGGAAGCGTACGTCTCGACCGCGCAGGGTCCGGTGCTCGTGTCGGAGCTGATGGCCGGCGGAGCGACGGTCGAGACGCCGGACGGCAAGCCGCCCGAGACGCCGTCCGGCGCACCCGGCGAGAACACCGGGGAGACGAAGCCGGGCGAGCCTGCCGTGGCCGACAAGAACGCACCCGGTGGTCAGCCCAAGGGCGCCCCGACGCCCGTCGGCAAGGCCGCAGAACTGGCCGCGTGGCAGCGCAAGGCGCTCCGGGCCATGAAGGAAGGCCGTTCGCCCGCCGTCCGGTTCACGTCGGATGCGATCGCAGATGACGTTGTCGAGCAGATCGGATTCGCGCTGGCGAAGTCAACGACGCCCGAAGACGTGCGAGCGGCCTTCACCCTCGCGAAAGCGGGTGCAGCCGCCAGCCCTTTACCCGCGCCGGCGTCCGCCGGAAGCTCCGCGACCTCTGGTCGGCCCACTTCCACGCCCTCGCCGACGGCGCTCGACGTGCGCACGGGGTCAGCAAGGCCGCTCTACCCATCGACGCTACGGCCGGATATCCGTGGGGCCAGGACGTCGCCGTCCTCGCTGACCCAACCGCAGAGCTTCTCGCGGTGATGTACTCGCTCGGCTACCAGAACGCCGCGTCGGCGCTGCTCGCGCAGGGCTTCTCACTGCCCAACGACCGCGCCGCGGCATGGGCGCGCCAGCACGCGGGCGAACTCGTGGCGGGCATCTCCGCCGCGGACCGCGAGCACATGGCGCACATCGTCGCGGATGCCATGGCCGATCCGGACGTGACGCAGGAGCAGCTCGGCGACGACATCGGGCAGATGTTCGACGACGAGGCGGACTGGCGCGCCGACATGATCGCCCGGACGGAAACCTCGCTCGCCGCTGCGGGTGGACAGGTGGCGGGGTTCCGCGACTCCGGCATCCAGTACGTCCAGATCACCGACGGCGAGAACTTCGACCCGGAGTGCGTGGCCGCCGACGGGGCGATCTGGACGCTCGACGACTACGAGGCGAACCCGCTGCAACACCCGAACTGTGGCCGCTCGGCAACCGCGCTCGACTCGGCCGATGTCAACCCCGACGACGTGACGTCGCCTCAGTAGGGAGAACCGATGAGCAAAGCTGCGGCACCGCCGGCCGACACAACGGCGGAGACCGAGACCATGACGAACGCGGCCGACGAGTCGACCCCGATCGCCAAGGCCGCGGCAGACACCGACATCACGATGTTCGCGCCGATCGAGAAGATCGCGCGGCAGGCCGACGGCACGCTGCTCGTGGACGTCACCTACAGCAGCGAGGCGGTCGACGACCAGAACGAGATCGTCGACTACGACGGGCTGAAGAAGGCCGCCGCCGACTACTCGCGCTGGGGCTCGGTCAACGAGATGCACCAGCCGTCCGCGGTCGGTGTCGCGCTCTCGGTCATCCCGAACGACGCCACCCGGAAGATGGCCGGCCAGGTCCACGTCGTGGATCCGGTCGCCGTGAAGAAGGTCGAGACCGGCGTCTACAAGGGCGTCTCGATCGAGGGGCGCCGGATCGCGTGGTCCATGCAGAAGGCCGCCGGCAAGGACGTCCGCCGAGTCACCGACCTCCTGTGGACCCGAACCTCGCTCGTCGATCGCCCGTCCAACCCCGATGCCAGCCTGACCATCGCCAAGCGGTCCGGCGAGTTCGAGGTGGTGGAAGGCGACGCGGGGATCGTCGCACGGGCCACGACAGAGCCGCTCGTGAAGACCACCGCCGACGGCGTGACGGTCACCGGCAAGTTCGAGGCCGGCCAGCCCTACGAACTCGTCGGCGTTGCCAAGGCCGCCATGAGCACGGCCGACATCAACGACCTGCCGGACAGCGACTTCGGCTACATCGAGCCGGGCGGCGAGAAGGACAGCGACGGCAAGACGACGCCGCGCGACCTGCGGCACTTCCCCATCAACGACGCCGCGCACGTCCGGAACGCACTCGCCCGGCTGGACAGCTCGCCGTTCGGCGACAAGGCCAAGGCGAAGGTCGAGGCCGCCGCGAAGAAGTTCGGCATCGACACCTCCGACGAGAGCAAGGCCGCCGAGTCCGGTGACATCGCGAAGACGGCGCGTGGCGACACGTACAGCGCGGCCATGGCGCTCGACTGGATCAACGGCCTGATCGAGTGCGAGGCAGGCGAGCAGACGGTCGATGACGGCCAGCTCGCGGCGCTGCGCGATGCGCAGAAGGCCATCCTCGCCTTCATCGGCTCCGAGGCATCGGAGGTCGGCACGCCCGAGGACCAGGCGCAGACGGAAGCCGACGAGGAAGAGTCCGCGCCCGACGCGGTCATCGCCATCGTCGGTGACGACATGGCCTACGCCGCCGGCAAGGACGACGACATCGCGAAGGTGGCCGATCCGGCTCCCGATCTCGCGAAGATCGCCGCCGACCCCGACTTCATCAGCAAGGTTGCGTCGAGCGTGCGCGAGCAGCTCGGCGGCATCGCCACCACGGCAGACGTGGAAGCGGCAACAGGTGGGCTGTCCGATCGCCTCAGCGCGATCGAAGGGACGCTCACAGAGGTCGCCAAGCGTGCAGCCCCGGGCGGTCCGCTGCGCTATCTCGACCAGCGAGGCGTCGCCCTGACCACGGACACCACGTCCACGGACGCGGCCGAGGTGTTCCGCAAGGCAGCCGAGAGCGAGCAGAACCCGATCGTCAAGGAGGCGCTCCAGAAGCGCGCCGCGACGGAACTGGCGAAGGTCGCACTCGCCAACCCACTTCCCCTCCGAGGCATCGGCTAACACAGGAGTCAACCGAACATGAGCTCCCCCGCGGAGCTCGGCGTCAACGAAGCGACCCTCGAAGCCGTCAAGGCGGCACTCGCGAGTGGCCTCACTGGCGCCGAACTCCAGAAGGCGACCACCACCCAGGGCTTCTCGACGACGTCGGGCATCGTTGCCTACAACCTCGAGGCGCCCGCCAAGAACCTGTACCCGGTCCTCACACCGCTGCGGAACGCCATTCCGCGGCAGGGTGGCGGCACCGGCACCGCGGTCAACTGGAAGGCCATCACCGCAATCAACACGACGGCGATCGACCCGTTCGTGTCCGAGGGCTCCATCGGCACGGTGCCGTCGTTCACTGAGAACGACGTGTCCGCGGCCTACCGGAGCCTTGGCTACCCGAACACGATCACCTTCGAGGCGATCCAGGCGGCCCGTGGGTTCGATGACCCGCGCGCGCTGATGTCGATCCAGACCCTCCAGACGACCATGATCGGCGAAGAGGGCGCGATCCTCGGCGGCAACCGCACCGCCATCGGCAAGCCATCGGCCACGGGCTTCACCGCAGCCGACAGCACGAACTCCGGCCCCTTCACCGCCTCCACCGCGTACGACTTCGCGGTGTCCGCGCTGACGCTCCAAGGCGTTCTCGCGAACAGCAAGGGCCACGTCTCGGCCGACGCCGTCGGTGAGACGGACGGCCGCACCCTGACGACCTACACGACCGGCTCCGGGAAGACGGCCGTCAAGTTGACGTGGGGCGCCGTCCGCGGCGCCGTCAAGTACAACGTCTTCATCGGTGCCCACAGCGGGACGCTCTACTGGGCGTTCTCGACGGGCCAGACGTCGATCGTCATCGACAACACGGTGATTGCCTCGCTGCCGGGCAGCGGCGGCGTCGCGAACACCGGCGACCAGACGGCCAACAGCCTCGCGTTCGACGGCCTCGTCGCGCAGGGGCAGGCCAGCGCGAACAACGGCTACTGGCTCGACCAGGCCGGGGCGACGCTGACCGGCGACAACGCGGGCGGCGTCAAGGAGATCGACGTCGCGCTCCAGTCCCAGTGGGACACGAACCGGCTCGGGCCGGACGTCATCTGGGTCAACAGCCAGCAGGCGAAGGACATCACCGCGAAGGTCCTCGCCAACGGCTCGACGACCACGATGCGCGTCAACCTCCAGGCGGGTGCCGACGGGACGCTCCAGGGCGGCCTGTACGTCGACTCCTACCTGAACAAGTTCACGCAGCAGGCCGTTCCGCTGCGGGTTCACCCGAACCTACCCGCCGGCAACGTCCTGATGGTCGCGAACCGGCTCCCGGGCTGGTTCCCGAACGCGAACGTCCCGTCGCTCTGGGTGATGGACGTGCGCCAGGAATACACCCAGTACGACTTCGCGCAGACCGACCGCCAGTACCGGATCGGCGTCTACGTCTCCGAGGTCCTGAAGGGCTACTTCCCGGCCACGTTCAGCTCCATCGTCGGCGTCGGCGCGGGCTGATCCCATGACCCTTCACGAGGCGGCGCGGGCATGAACACGGGCGTCCTCTGTACGCTCGCCGATGTCCGCGCACGCCTCGCGGGGGCCGCAGCGGGCTCGGCCAACATGGGTCCGGAGTTCGACCTGATCCTCGCCGACAAGTGCGACGAGGTGACGGCGACGCTGAACCGCATGGTGGCCCGCGCCCGCGGTGCATCCGGTCCGTGGTCGGGACTCGCCGACTCCACGACCGAAGTCCAGCAGATCACGCTCGCGGCCGGTGCCTCCTCGCCGACTGCGGGCACCTTCGCCCTGACCTTCGGGGGCGATACCACCTCCGACCTGGCGTACAACGCCACCGCCTCGGACGTGCAGACGGCACTCCGGGCGCTCGACTCCATCGACGGCGCCAACGTGGACGTGTCCGGGAATGCGGGTGGGCCGTACGTCGTCACGTTCACCGGAACCCTGACCGGGCCGCAGGCGCGCATCACCGGCACTGCGTCCGGCTTCACCCCGGCGGCAGCGGTGATCGTGGTCGAGGAACTGTCCGCAGCGGTCTCCTCTGCGCCATCCACCTTCACCTACACCGGGACGCCGGGTGGATCGCCGTTCCTCACGATCGACGACTGCGTCTCCGTGGCTTCCGTGTCGCTGATGTTCCCGCCCGGGGCGGTCAGCCAGACGCTCGTCGTGGATACCGACTACATCGCCGAGCCGGCGAACGGCGGACCGATCGGCAGGCTGATCCGGCTCGGCACCTGCTGGCCGTCGAACCCTGCCGGCATCGCCGTGTCCATGACGCCGGGTCTCTTCACCTCGGTTCCGTACGACTGGCGCGAGACCGCGATCATCGAGGTCATCCGCAGCCGGTTCGCGGACTCCGCCGGCAACACCGACGTCATCGGGATCACGCAGTTCGGCACCGCGCAACTCAGCAAGGCGTTCGCCAGCAAGACGCGCGAGCTCGTGTCCGACTACACCCGGGTGCGGATCTGATGGCCGACTTCGTCGAGATCGTCGGCCTCGAGAAGCTGCTGGGCGTGCTCGACCCTGCGACATGGGCGGCCGGTGCGAGCGCCGGGCTGCTGAAGGCCGGCCAGACGGCCATCGAGTCGCGCGCGCGCGCGAACGTCGAGGATGAGCACCACTTCACCGGCAACCTCGCCCAGAACCTCCACACCGAGGTGCAGGGATCAGGGCTGGACCTCGAAGCCCACGTCGGGGTTTCGACGGGACTCGTGCCAGAAGGCCGACCGCTGGAGTTCGGCTGGCCGGCGGGAAGCGGCAAGCAACCGCCGACGGACGCGATCGCGCGCTGGCTGGCGTCGAAGCCGGAGATCGCCGGATCACCCCTGGTCACCCGATCCTCGGCAGGCTTCATCCGGCGCAAGGGCACGATCGCCCAGATCAGCCAGGACGCCGCGATCCGCAGCCGGGCGTTCCTCATCGCCCGCGCCATCGGCCAGCGGGGTTACTCGTTCGGCGCGCTCCACTGGCTGTCGCAGGCCGGCGCGGACGGAGCCGAGGACGCGGCCCAGATCGTGCAGGAGTCCATCACCGACGCGCTGCGTCAGGCCGCCGCATGAGCGCCACGCGGATCGACGAGATCGTGGACGGCCTCGCGGCGCTGGGAGGGGCGATCGGGACCGACCCGTTCAAGGTGTCGTCGGTGTGGGGCGCGGGGTCAGGGAAGGTGGCAGATCCCCTGCGGCCCGGCCAGACCGTCCTTGCCGGGGTTCCGCCCGACGATCCCGCGCCGTACTCGTGGTGGATCCTGCCACCGAAACCATCGAGCACGTGGGCCTACGGCGACGCGACCTCGATCGACATCCAGTGGCTCATCGAGGGCCGGCTGTACTTCGACCGCGCTGACCTCGCGAACGCGACGCGCATCCTGATCGGCTTCCTCAACCCGCTGGCGAAGGCGTTCCTCGCCGCCAATCCGAACGCCCCGACGCTCAGTGATGTGTGCGCCGCGCAGGAGATCCGCAACGCGGGATTGCTCGGCACGCCTGCGGCGGCGTGGCTGTCCGTGACGTTCTGGGTCCGCGAAGCCGGCATGAACCCCAATGACTAGGAGACGAACCGTGCCCGACACCGTGACCACCATCTACCCGACGGGCACCGCGCACGTGCTCGGCGACCCGCGCTTCGGCTCACCGCCCGAGGTCATCACCGAGACCTCGCCCGCCGTGGCGGACGTCCTGCTGGCGTACTCGCCGGCCGCCTTCTCGCGGCTCCCCACCGGGTACAGCGATGCCCTCGAAGCCGCGGGCATCCCGCACAACACGATCCCGGACGGGACACCGCCTACCGAGGCTCCGCCGCCCGCCGCGGCTGGGGCCACCGAAGGACCGACAGAAGACGCCGCACCCGCTGCGACCTCTCCTGACGAGCCCTCGGTCGAGACCCCGGCGGATGAGCCGGAGGTCGCTTCCTGATGGCGGCAAACAACGCGCCTGTCTCTCGTGTAGCAGTCGTCCAGGCGGGCGTCGAAGTCACCGCCGGGACCGCGGTTGCTGCGACCCGCGTCATCGACATGACGCCCGGGGGTGCGAGTTTCACCCCGACCCACGATCCGATCCTCGTCGGCCAGGCGGGCGATCTGTCTGAGAACGTCTACGGCTACGCCGGGCTGACCGGTGTCGGGCTGATGGTGCCGATGTCGGCCTCGTATGACGACCTGCCGTGGTGGTGGAACACCTTCGCCACGCCGGTCACCTCCCCGACCAACGGCGGCACGGCGACCATCACCGCGATGTCGGCGGCGAACCCGACCCACGTCACCACGTCCGGCGCCCATGGCCTGACGACCGGCGACACGACGACGCTCGCCGGCACGAACACCACCCCGTCCGCCGATGGCTCGTACACCGTGACGGTCATCGACACGACGCACTTCACGGTGCCCTTCGACGCGACCGGCGGGGCCGGGACTTCCGGCACCTGCACCAAGCCGCCGTACACCTACGCCGGCGCACCGAACGCGAGCTCGGACGATCCCAAGCGCATCACGTTCGAGATCGGCGGCGTCGGCTCCCCGGCATGGCCGTCGGAATACCAGCTCGCCGGCTGCACCGGGACCAAGCTGGAGTTCGACTTCCAGAAGCAGGCCCTGTGGGGCATCAAGGCCACGTACGCCGGCATGGTCGTGGTGGACCAGAGCAAGACGGCCGCGCTCTCCGCGCGCACCGTCCACCACATCCGCACGATCGACACGCGGGCCTACCTCAACGGCACCGGGTCGGCGTTCGGCAACACCGAGCTCGCGTCGCGGGTCATCTCGGGCTCGCTGACGTACGAGAACGGCGGCGATCCCCGGCAGGTCTGGAGCGGCTCCGGCGCTCCGTCCATGGTGGCCCTGGTTGGTCCGCAGAAGGTGTCGGGCAAGCTGCGCCTCCACTTCTCGGCCAACACGGAGAAGGTGTCGTGGATCGGTGCCACGGCGCAGCGACTCCGCATCGCCGCCACCGGCAGCGCGCTCGGGGCCGGCAACTACTCGGCGACGATCGACGTCGGCGTCGAGCTCACGAAGTGGACCCCGGTCGCCGACAAGGGCCTCATCGCGGTCGACGTCGAGTTCAAGGGCATGAAGGACTCGTCCCTCGGCTCGCAGATCAAGATCACGACGCTCAACGACATCGCGCTCCAGCCGTAGACCAAAAGGAGCCGGAGGCCGGTCGGAGGCGCGGAAGTCCCGCGCAGCCGGCCGGTTGGCCCGGAGACGGGAAGCAAAGAGGTGCAGTGCAGGAAGCGACCCAGACCGATCAGGCAACCGTCCTGATCCCCCTGACCAGCGGCGGACGTGCGTGGGCGTGGCGCGAGCTGCGCTGGCAGGACGACTTCCGCCGGGCGCACGTCGTGGCGATGGCGGAGCCCACGGCATCCCTCGAACGCCTGCGCGAGATCCGGCGCCGCGAACGGGACGTGACCGAGGGCATCCCGGTCGGACCGGAACCCGAGATCACCCTGTCGCGGGCGGACATCGAGGAGGCGGCGGACTTCGCCTTCCTCCAGCGGCAGCAGGAACTCGCGATCAGCCTGTCCGGCTGGGAGAACGTCCGCGATCCCCGCACGCAGGAGCAACTCTCGTTCCCCGACGATCTCGGGCGACTCTCCAAGCGTGATGGCGACGAACTGATCCAGGGCTGCCGTCGGGCGCTCGCCGAAGGGGCGCCGGACCCAAACGCTGGTGGGGGTCCATCGGGGAGCGGCTCGCCGACGACCTCATCACCGTCGACCCTCAATGGCCGCCGCAGCTCCAGGAAGCGTGGCTGATGGTCCGCCGCGACTGGACCTACACGCAGGTTCGCGAGTATCTCGACACGCCGTCGGGCGTCATGCGCTGGCGGAACGTGATCTACGCGGTCATGCGCGAGGCCGCCGAGGGAACGATCCGCCCCGAGCCTGAGCCGACCGGCTGGGCCGACTGATGTCCGTCGACAGCTCCGAACTCGACTTCATCCTCCGGCTGGTCGACCAGGTCACGCCTGACGCCGGCACGGCGACGGAATCCGTCCAGACGCTCACGGGTGCGGCGAATGATGCTGGCGACGCACTCGAAGACACGAGTTCGGCGAGCTCGGCGGCTGCCGAAAATCTCGTCGACGTCGGTTCAGCCGCGAATGCGGCTTCCACCGGACTGGCAACGACCAGCAACGCGGCGCAGGATGCCGCGACCTCGCTTGATACCGCATCGGCGTCGGGCGGTGGCTTCGGCGCGACCCTCGACGCCAACGGACCGAAGATCCGGGAGTTCGGCCGGGCGGGCTCGGAACTGGCCGTCGTCGGGCGTGCGATCGGCGGCCCGTGGGGCGATGCCGCGGCCAGCATCGGCGAGGTCGTCCACATCGGCGGCGACCTCGGCCTCGTCACCCGAGCGATCCATGATCTCGGCAGCGATGCGATCGACGCCGCGAAGAACCTGCTGGGCATCGGCACATCCGGCACCGCGGCCGCGGCCGGGACCGCTGCGACTGGCGCTGCTGCGACGGCCGCCACACCCGAGATCACTGCGGAGAGCGCCGCCGCCTCTGCCGCAGCAACCAACCTCACTGCCGTCGGTCCTGCGGGTGGCACCGCAGCCGAGGGCGAGACTGCCGCAGGCGACGCAGCCGCGACCGCGACGCCAGAAGTCGCCGGATTGGGCACGGCTGCCGGCACCGCTGCCACCGCCGGAATCCTTCCGTTCGTTGCCGCCTTTGGTGGCGTCATCGGAATTGGTGCCCTTGTCGCCTACGGGATGCACAACGTCGACGACTCGGTAGTTGACGCCACGACGAGCATCGAGCACGGCAAGGACGCCAACGTCGACTTCACAGGCTCGATGGCCGACCTCGGCAACACGACCCGCGACACCGATGCGCAGGTCAGCATCATCGACGGCCATCTGAACACCCTCGATCAGGATGTCGTCGCCACGGGTTCCGACCTGACCGACCTCGAAGGCGGCATCGGGGCAGTCGGCAGCAAGCTCGACGATGCGACTGCCTCGGCCGACTACTTGGCGCAGGCGCTCTACGCGCTGCCGACCACCGTCACGATCGACGTCAACGAGTACATCAACCAGATCCAGGGCGCACAGTCCGGTGAGGGCCTGACCTTCCCGGCCGGCAGCGGCAAGGGCGCCGCAAGCGGGAACCTGGACCTCGGCGATACCGGAACCGGCAACACCTCGGTCACCGGCAATCTCCCGTCCGTCGACAACATGTACCACGGCGAGAAGCCACCGAAGGGGAGCCGGTCCGCCGCCAATGCCGCCGCCGAGCAACTGAAGAAGGACACGCAGGCCGCCTACGCCGACATGCAGGCCGCGGGCGACGCCTACTACGACGACGCACAGGCCAAGGCCGACGCGGCGATCGACGCCGAGCACAACCTGAACGACCAGCGCATCGAAGCGGCCCACACGACGGCGGAAGCCCAGATCGAGGAGAGCCACGAGGCGCGCGACCAGCAGATCGAGGATGCCCACCAGGCCGCAGATGCCCAGATCCAGGCGGCCCGCGACGCGCTGAACCAGCAGCTCGCCGACAAGGAAGCCGCCGACGCCGCACCGGTCAACGCGGCGGAAGCCGCCCTGACGAACACCGAGAACCAAGAGCGGCTCCGGGACCTGCAAGAGGCGCTCCAGTCGGCGCAGTCAGGCGGCGACCCGCTCCAGATCCGGGCTGCCACGGAGGCCCTCCAGAACTTCCAGGCCCAACTGAACATCGACAACCTGAAGGCCCAGCAGGCGCAGGAGGACCAGCAGGCGCAGGCACAGGCCGCCGCCGCATCGAAGCAGCTCGACGCCCAGCAGCAGGCCGAGGACGACCAGTACAACAAGGAGAAGGCCGACGAGCTCGCCCGCTACAACACCGAGAAGACGGACGAGCAGAACCAGTACGACCAGCAGAAGTCGGACGAGGACAACCGCTACCAGACTCAGAAGGCCGACGCCGACGCCCGGTACGCCCTCGAAAAGCAGATGTTCGACCAGCACGAGGCCGCGCTGGCGGCGTCGAAGAACGCCAGCATCGGGCTCGCCGACATCGAGACGAAGCGGTTCTACCAGCAGACCGAGCAGATGGCGCTCGACGCCGAGAAGGCTGCCATCGCCGCGTACCAGGCACAGCATCCGGGCGCGACCGAAGAGGAAGCCGAGTCCCATTCCCCGGCCTACGTGGCCGCGGTCGCCGCCTACAACGAGGCTGCCGCTGCGCTCGCCAAGCTGAACAAGTCGCCGAGCTACGCATCGGGCGCGTTCCGGACCAACGAAGGCTTCGCCTACCTCCACGACGACGAGATGGTCCTGACGCCGTCCGAGCGGCAGGCATATCTCTCAGGCGGCGGCGGATCGTCGGTCGTGCAGGTCAGCGTCCAGATGCCGTCGGGCGTGCTGGTCGTGGATCAGTACGGGCAGGCGATGCAGCAGCTCGCCAACGCGCTCGTCGTACCCATCAACCGCGCGCTCCGCCAGCAGAACACCTCGATCAGCAGCTACGGGAGCCGCAGGTGACGCTCCCGGCCCCGACGATGACCTGCCGGGCCAACTTCGTGCGGAAGAAGGCGTGGGAGGACCTGGTCGTCTCGTTCCTGCCGTCAGGCGGCTACTGGCGCTTCAACGAGGCCGCGGGGACGATCGCGTTCGACCGGCTGAACGGCAACCACGGCACCTACGCGGGCGGGTTCTCGCTCGGGCAGACGGGCTTGCTGTTCGAGGACACGTCGACCGATGTCAAGTTCAACGGCTCGACCGGCTACATGAGCGTCCCCGACGCCAACAGCCTCGATGCAGGCGACACCTTCACGGTCGGCGGGGTGGTGAAGCTCGCCGCGACAGGGTCGAAGCAATACCTGTGCTGCAAGGGCACCGGCGCGTTCGGGATCTACGTCGGCACGGACAACAAGATCCACCTGGAGAAGTTCGGCACCGCCGACATCGTCAGCTCCACGGCGACGCTCGACACCAGCGCGCACTTCTGGATGGTGGCGAAGTCCGGGTCGTCCATCTTCATCTACATCGACGACACCGACGTCACGGGCTCGATCAGCAACCAGACCTGCACCAGCACTGCGACGGCCCTGTACGTCGGCCAGAACTCCGCCGGCAGCTCGTTCAGCAGCGCCACCTTCGGCGAGCTGTTCTACGACACGACCCAGTGGTCGTCGGTCCGGGCGTCCCAGCTCTACGTCGCGTTCGCCATGGGCGAGTTCGGCGCGCCGATGGATTCCTTCGCGTCGGTCCGGATCGAGAACGGCCAGCGCACGCGGGGCATGAACTTCGACCGCAGCAACACGCAGGTCGGCGAGCTCGACCTGACCCTGACGAACACCGACAAGTTCTGGACCCAGAACCGCAACCTCGCGCCCAACCCGTCGATGGAGTTCGGGCTGCACGACCTGAACCTCACGGCGATCGCCTCGATCGGGGCAGCAGGAACGTCGCTCGCATGGAAGAAGGATCCGGCCTCGGGCGGCGGGACGTACTCCGGGCAGGTGTCGCTCTCGGGGACCATCAACTCGATGGTCTGGTTCCCGATCGAATGCACGGTCGCGAGCGGCCAGTCGATCACCATCGCCGCGAAGCTGAAGTCGATCTCCGGCAACGCCCACGTCGAGGTCGGCATCGCGTCAATGGGCACGCCATCCGACCTCGCCTCGTCAGGCGGGACGATCAGCGGCTCCTACGGCACGCCCACGGCCACGCTGACGGTCACGGCCGACCGCAAGGACCTCGTGTGCTTCATCCGCACGACCTCGGCCGCCTCGGCCGTCGTGGGCTTCGACGAGTTCCAGGTGAACGCCGGGTCATCCGCGAACGCCTACATCGAAGCGCCGACGTGGCCGATGCTCCAGGACGCGCTGCCGTTCCACCTCTTCGCCACGTACTCGGCGACCGACTACGCGCTGTTCCACGGCTACGCCCAACGCGCCACCCCGACCCCGGATGACCAGCGGGTCGCGCTCGTCATCTATGACGCCCTGGCGAACCTGAACCAGCCGGTCGACGTCACGATCACCGGGGGCGGGACGCACTACTCGCTCCGCTACGCCCTGCTCGACGCGGCCATCCGGCGGGTGCAGCAGACTGCCGGAGGCGCGGAGAACCTGTGCATCAACGGCTCCGCCGAGACGGATACGTCGGGCTGGCTCACCTCGGCGTCGTGGAGCCGATCCACGTCCGCCCCGTATTCCGGGACCGCGTCGTTCAAGCTCGCCGGACCGCAGGGCGCGGCCTACATGATGCCGCCGTTCCTCCAGGCGCAGATGGTGGTCGGACGGCCGTACCAGCTCTCGTTCCGGGCTCGCATCGTCTCCGCGGCCGATTCGCTGACCGCGCAGTTCGGCGACATCTTCCTCCAGCCGGCGGGCTACGGGCAGATCGTCACCGGGTCGGGATCGGCCGCTGCGTTGACGACCACGTACCAGCGGTACTCGATGCTGTGGTTCAACACCGGCTCCCAGAACGCGGGCTCGATCCAGTTCCTCTCGACCAGCGGCGACCCGGCGAACGGGATCTACATCGACGAGGTGATGATCTCCGAGGGCTACGTCCTGCCGCCCGCCTACGTGGACTTCGCCACCCCGACCGGCAGGCTGCGCAACTACGCAGCTCCGGGACAGTCGATCGAGGCGGTCCCGATCTTCAGCCAGGGCTGGGGCAACCGCTGCACGAACCCCGAAGGCGTCTCGGCGACGACCGGCTGGACAACGCTGGCAGGGCCGTACTTCGGCAACAACGCGGCGAGCCCGTCCTACCTCGGCTCGGGCTGGTCGGACACGGACACCCAGAGCTACACGGTCCCCTCGACGATCTACTCGAACAACGTCCTGTACATCCTCGACGTGGAGAACTCCCACGCCACGAGCGCCAACACCGTCACCGTGTCGGGCGGTGGGTTGACGTGGACGAGCCATGCCACGGGCCAGTTCTCCGGCACGACCCGGCGGCTCACGCGGTTCCGGGCGCTCGTCACTTCGGGGGCATCCACAGGAGCCCTGACGATCACCGTCGCCGGGTCAGCCAATACCGGGCTCGGCTACATCCTGAAGGCGTACGCCGGCGTCCCGACGGGAGGGACCGCCGGATCTGCCGCGGTCGGGACGGCGGTGATGACCACCGGCACCGGCATCACCCCGGCTGCCACCGCCGGATCGGCTGCCAGCCCGGCGCACATGATGGACGCGGTCGTCTGCGCGGATGTCGGGGTCACGATCACGGCGGTCGCCCCGTACGCGGCCATGAACCGGATCTCCGGGTTGGCGCCGGCCGGTTCGATGCAGACGCAGTGGGCCGACTTCCCGGTCCTCGCCACGTCCGCCCTGCTCTCGGCATCGGCGCACTGGGCGGTCATCACGACCGAGATCAAGGGCAAGTCGGGCGGCACCCTCAACCGGATCAGCAACGGCTACAACCCGGCGCAGGGCGGGACGCAGACACGGCTCTCGAACAACTTCGGGACGGGTTTCACGCTCGCGTCGGGGGCGTACGGGAACTCCGCGATCTTCACGATCACCGGGACGTTCCGGGCAGGCCACACCTACACGGGCTCGATGTGGGCGAGCCAGATCGACGGCTATCTCGCGTCGACGTACAAGGTGGCGCTCGCGTCACCCGCGGGCGGGGATGTCGCGTTCAGCGTGGTCACGGGACCGGTGGGCAACCCGGGCCAGCGGCTGACGATCACGTTTGTCCCTGTGGCCGACCGGACGGACGTGTCGTTCGTCGTGCGGGCGAGCGCATCGAACTCTGCCGTGGTCGGATCGTACCCGGGCCAGATCACGTTCTCCGGGGTCATGGTGAACCCGGGCGCGCTCCTGGCCTATGCCCGGACCGGGATCACCTCGCCGCAGACGCTCGACGAGGTGAACACCATCGTCTCGTCAACCACGGGCATCAGCAGCCACTCCCACTGTACGCAGTTCACGACCTACGCGACGGCAGGCTCCGGCGTCCATCTCGTGTCGTTCATGCAGCCCGTGAACGCGAAGACGATCACGATGCTCGTCACTGCCACCGCGAGCACCGGGACGCCGTCCATCGCGTTCGGGATCGCGAACCCGTGGGGCGTGGCATCGGTGGATGGGACGTCCGCCACCTACACGCTGTCCACAACGCCGCAGCGGTTCTACGTGAAGTTCACCCCGGCGCGGACCGACTTCACGACCTACACCGGGCAGTTGGCGGGCTCGAACCTCGTCCTGTTCGCGATGGTCACCTCGGCGTCTGCGGTGACGATCTCGCTCGACGACGTCTCGCTGACGATCGGCACGATCGTGCAGCCCTACATCCCGCCCGAGATCAGCGGGGTCGACACGAACGAGACGGACCTGCTGCCGCCGTACAGCACCTCGTCGGGCTCCACGAGCGACGTCGGACCGTCGGCGATCGACACGCTCAACACGCTGAACCAGGACAACCTCGGCGCGCACTACATCGCCTACCTGCGCAACCGGCCGTATTACAAATACACCTCCGTCGCGCGAAAGACGCTCGTGACGAAGGGCGTCACGCAGACGTGGTCGGAGACGTTCGCGGCCGTGACGAACCTCCAGAACGACCGGGACGTCACCTACCAGGTCGCCGTCGCGCAGTACAACCCGAACTCGATCACGCCCGGGACGGGAGTGGTGGTGCCGCTGAAGGTCGGGGTGATGGCGCAGGCGTCGTCGACGATCCTGTCGCGCACCGCTGGAGCACCGCGCGAGGTCGACGTCGGGGCGACCGATGTCACCAACGGTCCCGCCGGGTCCTGCACCGACGCGCAGGACCTCTGCAACTACCAGATCGCCCGATACGGATCCTCGAAGCTGCGGCCGCAGATCACCCGGACGAACGACTGGTCGGTGATCCTCGCCAGCAACCCGATGGACGTTGTGGCGTGGACATTCGCCCGCCAGGCCATCTCTGGGCTGCCGCTGCTCCTGCTCTCGCAGCAGGACACGATCGGCAAGGGCGCAGCCCGGTGGGACAGCCAGTACGACACCGAGGAGTTCGTGCGTGCCTGACGCGATCATCTCGAACACGTTCCAGGCGGCGACCTCGGGCTTCACCCTGGTCGACGGGTCCACCGTGTCCGCTGGGACCGGCTGGCAGGGACGCCTGCGTGTCGCGAGCCCCACCGCTCCGACGCTCGTCGCGCAGTACCTCGCCCGCGGGCAGGGCGAGTCGAGCGTCCTTGCCCTGATCGCGTCCGCGTGGAACGGCAACGTCGACGCCGAAGTCTTCCTCGAACAGACCTCGCAGATCCAGCTCGTGCCCGCCGTGTCGGTGCCCGGGACGACGCTCAACTGGCTCGTGGCAGGCGTGGTCCTGTCCCGCGGAGCGGGCGATGACCCGACCCACTTCGCGAGCTGCACGGCGACCCTCGAGATCTACGACGACGCCTCGGGCCTCATCACGGCGGTCTCGCCGCCCCTCGACTGGACCACGATGGCGGTCGGTCAGAGCGTGTCCATCGTCGCCACGGAGTTCCAGTCGGACCCGACGCAATGGGCCGTCCTGCAACGCCGCTGGCGCGTCCACTGGCAGTTCACCGTCACCGATGGCGGCTCGCCCAACCCCGTCATGTTCCACGGCGAGCCGCAGTTCACGTTCTCCTCCGACGGCTCGCTGCCTGCCTACTCGGCCAACCCGCAGGGAGCCCTCACGGCAGGCGTGATCGACATCACCCTCGCCTCCGGGACGTTCAACGACCTGAGCCCGGCCAACATCACGACCCTGACGCGCATCCGCATGAACCAGGGCGCGTCCTGCACTGTGACCGGACTCGTCGCAGGGTCCGACGGACAGCGACTCCTGATCGAGAACGTCAGCGCCTACGACATCCTGCTCACGCAGTTCTCGGCGGCCAGCGAGACAGGGAACCTGTTCTATTTCCCGCTGGAGGGCTACATCAGCTCGGGCGACTTCGGCGCCATCATCGCCCCGAACCAGACGATGGAGTTCATCTACTCCGCCGCCACCGGCTCCATCCCGGCCGGCTGGTATCCCATCGCGCCCGGGATCGTCGACCTCGACGACGAGCTGACGCAGGTCGTCGTGGACTCGACCGCCGTCGCCGTCGGGAACAACGTCGCCTCCGTCGCAGCGGGGGTGGCGCACCAGCACTACGTCTCCACGACCGACGGACCCTCAGGCGCGAACGTCTCCATCGACGCCGCTCCATCTCCGGCAACCGCCGGCACGATCGCCCGGGCCGCACACGGTCACGAGCTCGTCACCTACTCCGGGACACCCGCGGCGAACAGTGGCTCTGGCGGTCCGGGGAACTCCGGCGACGCGCCATCGCGGGGAACGCACTTTCACCCGGCGGGTGGCGGGGCGCACTGGCTGTACGGTGACGGATCGGACGGGTCGGTCACGATCAGCGTCAACACAACGCTCAGCCGCGACATGTACTACTCGTCACTCACGATCAATAACGGCATCGTCCTGACGACGGCGGGCTTCGCGATCTACTGCTCAGGCACGATCACGAACAACGGCACGATCGACAACTCGGGTGGGGCTGGCGGCTCCAAGGTGGCGGGCGCCGGCGCGGCGGCCGGGCGCCTCGGGGGAGGCACCAATGGCGGGGCTGGCACCTGTTCTGTCGGCGATGGCGCCGGGGGCACGGTTCTCAACACCGCCATGGGGGGGGCGGGCGGG